CGAGAACGATGAAGCGTAGTTCGCGCACGCATAAGCGAGACCGCTGTTCGCAAACGAGTGGTGGCCGGACCGCAAAACACAACGGCCTCGGCTTCCACTTATCCAAAATCCTGCTGCATAATGTGTTACATACATACTTGTATCTCCCTTGTGTACTCTGCTGGGCAATACATCGCACTTGGCACCATGTACTATGCGCACGACACAATTTCCATTGGAAGCGTCAACTGTTTTAACAGTCCGTTCGGTTTTGTTTACGGGGTCATAAATATGCGCTGTATAATCTATTGGATATGAACTGTCGTTCTCCGTGCATTTTGCCTTGTAGAACGCTTCATAGCTCGGCACATTAAAAGCGATATAGTCCATCCATTCTGAATCACAACCCACATAATGCTTCAATCCAAGTATGGAGTTGAGCGTATTGCCGGTATTATTGCTGTCAGCCATGCCAATGGAATCCAGTTTATTCAGAATGCTGTCATGTCCGCCATTGCCCACAACCGACTGTTCGTTGGTTGTTCCGCTCAAAGCCCACCATAGATTGCTAATCTCTTTATGCTGTTCGTAATCCTGCAACTGATAGCCAACTCCACGTAAGCGGCAGATGTTTTGGAAATCCTTTGCCGTGTAATTCAAACCGCCGATAGGCATCTCAATAGGATTACCCTCACTGTCGTATTTCCATTCGTTAGATGTAACGGACGTCCCGTTGCCTTTCTTCGAACGTATATCACCGGAAAGGCTGCGTGGCATCTTCAAACCGTCAACGGTAATAGGATATACACCGACCAGACTGTCGTTGTCGCCAACCGTGTGTTCGGTCCATTCAGGTTCTATGGCTTCAATACTGCTGCTGTCTACAACAAGGCACTCTATGTCGCCAATGTCACGGAAAGAAGTGAAATAAAACCATTTTGCACCGTTAGGTATGTCACAGAACACATAATCACCGATGTTGAAGTCAAAATAGGTATGGCTTACAGACATGATGAACGTACTGAGCACACGGTTGTTTTCGTCAGTGAACACGCCTCCAAGCCGGGCATGGTTCAGACCGGGCCATCTTACCTGCTTCATTCCTCTCACATCCATCTTGTAGCTGTTCGTATTGGATGCGGTGGTTATGACATCCTCGCCTATGACTTCACCGACAACGGCATCAATCGCATACACTCCGGTATTTTCCATATATAGCAATTCCGACAACAGGGATTTTCTGCTATGCAATGCAGTTGAGAGCGGTTCGGTCTCTGTTATAGAAGGGAAAAAATACTTTACTTGGTTCTTGTAGTCGTTCACTCCCTTGTACCAATGGTGCGGAGCATGCCAGAATATATCAAAGCCCTCTCCGGCGGTGTCCGTTATGTCAAAGCTGCTGCCGTTTTTCAGGTAGTTGAAATCCGTATCGCTTAACTGCACGCCTTCCATCTGGTTTTTCTTCGTGTTGAATGAGCATTTATAGGCATGGCATCCTTTCTTGATGGCAAGGGTATGCCCGCTTGGAATATATGTGTTGCCATAATCCGCCCCCGTCTTATTTTCGGGATTGCTATACTTCTCACACGAATCATTGTCTACCGTATCGCTGATTTTCACAATAGAGAACTGCGAATTATGAAGTTCAAGTTGGGGAAAATACCGGACAAGCTCTTCGATTTCGTTCTGCTCTATCAGTTCGACCAATATCCATCGTCCGGTTATTCCGCTACACTGTCCTTTTTCATCGTACGCATTACCATTCGCATCCAATCCTATAGCCCCACCGTTTTTTATGGAACGAAGCATTTCAACACTCGCCGTAGCATTTACGTTGGGAATACGGACGGTTTTCAATTCACTTGCATTGACCACCTGTTCCAACAGAGTCATCGTATCAATATACGGACATTCATTCACGAATATTTTTGTAACCTTACTGACACCACCAAGAGAAAGCCCGCCGGGATAAGTCAGATTAGGCAGATTGTTCAATACAAGTTCAGTGATAGTACCGGGAAGGGCAAGCGTACTTATCGGAGAAGTTTCAGCAAACGTTATTGCAGACAAAGAAGTATTATCGGCATGCACACTCTCCATTCGTGGACACTTTGAGCAATTGACGGTTATAATTTCCGTGTTTCGAATATCCAATGTAGTGAGAAACGGCATGTCTCCTAAATCCAAATTGGTAAGAAATCCGGTGTTTCCGGGCGACATTTTCCATTCCTTATGATTTTCACTACCGAGATACAGTTCCTGTAGCAACGACATTTTTGAAAGGGTATTCCCGAATTGAGGGTCAATACTTACTTCACTTAAATCTATCATGCTCATGCGGTCTGCCTGATATATGTACAGCATGATGTTTTCCCCATGCTGGAAATCTGTGAATGTACCGCTTTCCCCTGCCTTCAGAAAGATTCCCTGTGTAATGTTTCCACTATCGTTACCGATACCGAAATACCCACTCTTGGCCGCTTTAAATCTGATGACTGCACCTTCTTTTGCACCGATACGTCCACCAATATAACCGCTTTCCGCCTTGAAATCCCCACAGCGGTAGTATCCGTCACGGATGCGCCAGCGTTGTTCTATAAAAGCGGGAAGAGATGTCAGCCCCAGCCCTTGCAATGCATAGAAATAGAGGTCGTTATATCCTGTATATTTGATATACTTCCGTTCTCCGTCATAACTTGAAACAACTTTAGGCCATTTTTTCATTATCTGTTTTACAAAATAATAGTCAGCCCCCTTGGGAGAAAACGGTCCGGCACCGATTCCAAGTGTATCGGGAAGCGAACGCATCGTATCTGCTATTGCAGGCAATGTAATTGTATTGGCATTTTGGTCTACATCCATAGTCTGCTGACCACGTATATCATTCCAAAGCACGCTTCCTCTTCCGGCGTATGCACTGTTTGTCAGGTCACCGGGGTCAACTTCCGGGTCAATGGTTTGCCCGCCGTCATTATCCTTACCGTTACAGGTATCACAGTCATAAACTTTATTAAGATACATTCTTCGTGCTTCCATACCGTTTGCTCCGCTATAAACACCGTCCTTGACGCTGCAGCCGTCTTCAAGGAAGAACATCGGTTGCATGTTTTTCGCCTGTTGGTCGACAGCGGCAAGATAATCGGTGAAAAGATAATAGGAAACCAATGAGTACGGATTGATGTATTTCCACATCTCTGTCTTCCAAATTTCCTGCCATTTCCCTGCGAGTTCTTCCTTGGCATAATCGCAACTATCACAGAATTTCAGGACTTGATAAAGGTCATAAGGAACTTTCCGTCCCATAGCCAAGTCTATCTGTAGCTGGTCATCGTCTATCATGCATTCAAAGTACCTTGTCCACATCGGATAAGTATCCTGTCCGAGTTTGAGTTTCGTTACCCACGAGGACTCTGCGGTAGTAGGTTCCATCATATCTTCAACGCTGCCAACCCCTTGCCACCAGTTCATTCCATCATATGTGAGCAATTCGTAACCGCTTACCGGATTAAGGACCTTGCCTGTAATCTTCCACTTGCCGTTTTCCTGCTTCATCTCTCCGGCTTGTCGCGTCCACTCTCCCCGTTCGTATGACATAAACCGGTAGTCCTGTCCGCAATATAGGGAAAGAAGATAAAGCTTTTCTTTATCGGTGGTAATATCATTCTTAAAACGTGTTTCTATCTGGTCGAGGCTTTCGCCATTTTGTCCGAAATATTCCACAAAATCTCCATAGTTCACGCAGCCTTTATTGTAACCGGGAGTATCTTTAAACCCAAGCGCAACCTGTTCTCCCTTATCCTCTTTCCAGTTTCCTTTTGCATGAAACCATGCGTCTGTCAAGCTTTCCTGTGTAGCACGGAATGCGGCAATGGGATGATTGGCTGTCGAGTGATTCATTTCCAATCCCTTTAATGATATGTCACTCTTTGCCCAAGTTCCATCGAATGAACGCTGAGCGGGAGTCAGGTAATTACTTCCGAGTGCACGAAATGTGGCATTCATCAAACCGCACACACCGCAGTCGTTGGCATTGGAGCTGTCGGAATAATCCACTTTCACCGTTATTATTTTTACCGGAATAGAATCTTCGCCTACACGGACATAACCTATTTTCATCAGTTTATATGATATTTGAGCATCTTCACTGTCATAATCCGGATAAATAGGAGTTACCTCCCAACCATCATTCTTTTGAAGATAGAAACGGTCGTTCTTGATAGGCCGTTTTGCCGAAGTGGTTCCCTGCCTGCGCCATTGCACATTGATAGCCTTAAAACTTCTCCACGGCATAGTCGGATGATAATAGAACAACGTACATTTGAACTTCTTGCTTGTATCAATATCACCGTCAAACGTGTCAAAGGTTTGCTGGTCTGACACGACCACATAATAAGGTATGCCTTTTGCGGAAAGGGCTTCTATTGTCGGACGATTCTGTGTATCAAGCACATTCTCCGCTTCATACTCCTGTATCATTGCTGAAGTATCAGTCAACTTGCACAAATAGTTTCTAAAAGCTTGCGCCCATTCATAATGACTGTTGTAGGCAAGTACATAATACAAATACAGGTCTCCTTCCGTTCCGTCAAATGTTATGGTTTTTGAATTAAGGATAGCACCGCTATTACTGATATATCCTATACAGCCGACCTCTTCACCATTCAAATACAGTTTGATACAGGAATAATTGCTTCCCCCACGTGATACATAAATGGTAGATGGTTCTACAACTACGGCCATGGTAATTTTTTCACCTTGTCGGAATGAGCGTTCCACCAAAGCCGGTTGTCCGGTCTTGCAGTATATCGCAGCTTTATTTCCACAGACATAGAAACCGGCTCCGCTATCAGGGTCATAGCATTCTATCAGCTTTGAATCAGCTTCCTTGATATTTTTGGTGGCAAAGGCAAATTGGATGGCACATCCGCTCGTAGTTTCCACTGATGCGTTTCCAAAAGGATGGTAATCCAATACTTCAGCTGTTACATTTTCTGCAATACGCAAAGAACGCTCCTTAAGAAAGTCTACAAATCCGTTGCTTGACCAGTTTGCACCTCGTACATCCATTGTCACTCCGTTATGTGTGATAGTATGATCGCTCTCACTGTTGCTACGTGTAGAAAAATCATATCCGAACAAAGCACCGTCCTTGATCGCTATATCAATGGCACTCCCTTTTATCGTAACCTTGATTTCATTGGTGGATACACCGCCACTTTCGGCATGTACGGTAATACTTTGGCTTCCGTCCGTACTATATCCGCTTATCTGCTTGTTCACTGTAACCGTTTCGGCAATCATAGCTTCCACAGCTGTAACTTTCTCCTCGCTGTAGAAAACATCTACATGCGTTTCAGTCTTGCCGGGAGTATACGCAGCCACCTCTACGGTAAGGTTGTCATATAAACGTAACGTGCCGTTGTTCTTGTCATTGAACCTGATGGCGACGATGGGAGTATTACTGTTTTCGTCCACACACATGATAGCGGAATAGATGGTGTTTCCCTTTACTCCGGATTTCTTCTCCGTACCGTATATTCGTACAGGATATGCGCCATGCGAAAGTCTTTCTCCGCCACCGAATACATTTGTTGGATTGACAGAGATGCCTTTGGTATAACTGTCGCTTACCGTTGCTTCACCAAGTTTCTTCCATTCTCCATTATAGAACATCTCCACTACTGCAAGAATGGATGAAGTGTTATTAGGGAATTTATAGAATTGTCCGATATTTTTTGCCGGACCACCTGCAACAAGGATAGTATCACTTGTGTAATTCAAAGCCATGGGTTGTTCTACGGTAATATCCACAGCCATAATGGTAATGGCTTTTTTCTTGGTATTTCCATCCGAATCTGTAGCTTGCACAAAGAAGCTTTTGCTGGCGGCACTGCTGAAATAACTTGTGAAGTCAAGTTCAAACTTGTAATCGGTCGCACTTGCAGAGCCTACAGTGTTCATATCCTCACTGGATAATGTCAGTCCGGTGCTTGCATCAATAATAGTGATGTTACGAATGACACCAAGCACCTCGTTACCATCAGGATAGCTGACACTACGCAAAGCTACATTGATTTTTATCTCTGAGCCGAATGCCATAATAGGAGCGGCTTCCTCGAAGTAGATAGACAATGTACTATCCTCACTGGAGCCGCCACCACCTCCATTTTTGGGTATTTTAAGCACAATATCCTCTATCTGTCCGCCATTCAGATTGGTGGCTTTGTAGTAAATGTAGTCTTCATCACTTTCTTCATCAAATCCGCCGATAGCTTTCTCCTGCATTATGTATGCCCCGCCTGTGGAAAGGGCATCTTTTCCTCCCTCTGCCGGTTTGTCGGATGTTTCCACCTTGCTTCCGCCACTGCCGAATGCTACCCACGGTTTCAGATCATCAGGGCTGATGTCACTCTTATCGCGTGTGAACTGATAGGCAAGCCATACAGGTGCGCCATTTTTATCACTTTCCGCAGTCTTGAATGTAAGGACGATACCGCTTTTCAAATAAGAGAACCCGCTTTCTTTCTCAAGGTCAACAACAGCTTTTATGGCTGTTCCCAAAGTATATTCTCCATCTCCGCAAAGGTCGTTCACGTTGATGGTGTTGCCTACGTTTCCACCACCGGAAGTCCCGAAATCCGTCCAGTTGCTTTCTTTACTCCAATCAGAGGTATTTGTCCATTGTTTTGAAACCCATCCGGCTTCTGTAAGGAATATCAAGACAACACCCGGAATCTGCAAAGCAGAAGCATATTCAGAAGTCGCACACCTGTCAAGTGCTACGGAAAATGTTATCTCCCTATCTGAAAGGTCAAACAGATGATTGACATTCACAACGCTACGCGATACGACTTGTTTATTGAGTGAAAGTATTGCCTTCTTGTTTTCTTCGACCTGCTTCATATCTTCCTGTAACTTCGCACCTTCATCACCGGGGAATGCAGTAGAGCTTGTATGTCCGAGAGCAAGGTCGGAGCCAATTGAAGTCAGTTGCTTACCGCTCCAACGATAACTTTTTCCATCTTCTTCACATAGAAAGACTTTGCCGGAAGAGGGTATTCGCCCGTTTGTACTTGCCGTACCGAAAACATCTGCATCCAACCAGTTGTTATAATAAGTAGCAGTCTCGGATTCTCCGATTGTCGGAACGTATGCAAGCACAAAGCAACCATGTTCCTTATCATATACAACTTTACAACCCTCATCGTTGGAATTTTTGTCTATGGATTCATTTTTTACAGTAATGCCTACGGAAATGCCATAAAAATCTACCACGTCATCAATGTATCCGGGCAAATGTCGGCTCGGTACTTTCCCTTGTTCGTCAAGAGGGGCGATTCCTCCGTTTTCACCTTTTGATTCTTTGAAAGAGTTCAGTTGGCTTCCAACTTCATTCGCCTTGTTGTTTGCCTTGTTTGCAGTATCCTTGGTCGTGTTTACTTGGTCTTGCAACGAGTTGACACTATCACCAAGCGTGGTGAGGTTGGTGTCTTGCGCTTTGTTGCGGGCTTCTATATCCGTAATGTCGTCCTGCAGTTTGGTAATATCCTCTTGCAGTTTTTCTACGGCTTCGTTATACTGACCGCTGTCTATGGTCGGGTTGCCTCCACTCTGTCCGGTCGGAACCCATTCTCCGCCATCGCCCACATATATGGGAGCTGGTAAGGAAACACCCACAAGTGCCCACCATCCGTCATGTGGTAAAGGATAAGCCGCTTTCAGTTTTTCGATGGTCGTGAACAGTCCTTTGCTCACTCCCTTGATATTTTTTGCCTCAAGCCAGCCGTCCACCATTACGTTTCCTTTCAAGTGGGTCTTTCCCTGAACGGTCGCGTCACCACCTATCGCTGTATTGCGACCAACGGAGACATCACCGTCTATATGCTTTGATTCGTAACTCATATTAATACAGATTTAGCCAATTCGTTCAATGCGGCACTTTTTTCCGTATCGCCGAATGTCGTTAATACTAATGCAGCTATGGTATATATCACAGCATCATAACATTTCTCACAGATTTCTACCGCGCCATATTTGTCTATTTTCGGGTAAGGCAGATATACAGCACGGCTCACTTTCGCTTCTGTCGTTTTGCATGAATAAAATTCCATCACTCTTCCTTCCGGTCGTATGGATATGGCGCATACAGGCCGTTGACACGTTCCTCTTATGCCTTTAAATCGGGAAGACTGTTTTTCATATTCAGGGTCATCGGTGTTTATGGGATTAAATACCGCACGCTCCCAATCGTTCATTTGGAAAACGACAAAACGCATGAAATCTTCCGGCAGTAATATCCATCCGCTTTCATGCTCTTTCCAATATATGGCATCACCGAAGTTGTGTCCGCCGTCAAGCAAATAGGACGGTGCAGAGCTGTGCACACGCTTTACTGCTTCCAAAATCTTTGATGCAATGATGTCGTCAAGTGCAAGAGTGTCCACATCGCCTATAATCTTCAACGTATCGCTGTTCATGTTTTGGTCCAGGGCGGTGCGTACATCCTCCTGTATTTTGTTCTTCTGATATACAGCCATAAGCCCTTATCTTTATTCCAGACCTTCAAACTCAATTCCGTTTGCTGCTGCCTGCTCCATGATTGCCTTGGTCGAGCGCATGGAAGTGCGGCTGATACCGAAAGTGTCTGCAAGGTAATCTTTTGCACTTGCAATGTCGCTTACTTTGACTTTGCGAGATGTCGTATTGTTATCCCCTGCGTCTTCTTGCGGCATTTCGTCCTGTCTGCCGGTTTCGTTGGCAGGCGTGTCTTCACCATTGTGCGTACTTTCGGAATGAAGTTTTTCAGATGAACCGTTTTTAGACGCTTTTCCGGCTGTTTCTACTGTCTCGGATTGCCCGTGCACAGAATGAAGTTTGAACAGTTTGCCAAACTTGTAATGGTTCTCTACAGACTTCTGTATGTCCTCGTTGTCGGTAGTGAATACACTGCTTCCGTTTGACAATGGAACGAATGCGATATGCAGGTTCTTCTTGCTCGGAAGTACCACATTAATACTGATATTGGTATTCGCCTTGTAGGTTTTCGTAATCATATTCTTAAAAGTAAAAAGGGGACGGGACACCTTATCCCATCCCCGGTAATTAATAATTCTTTATGAACTCTTTATTATGCCGCATTTAAATCTTGGGCGGGTGCTTTAGCCAGTCTCATACGTGCATGTGCCTTTGCATAGCGCAGATACAGGCAGCTCACCTCTTGGATAACTACCGCATCGGTACGGCGGATACCGGCCTTTTGCAAGTCGAGTACGTTACGTGCCCAAGACACATGTGTTTTTTTGGAAAGATATTCCGGATCCATTGCAAAGCCGCAATCACTCATTCCGTTTACATCGAACAGTTCATGATGTATGGTCAATACTTCTCCGAAATCAGTATCCCAAGATTTGAATTTCAAGTTCCATACCTCCACGGTATCTTTCAAGCGGAATTTTTCGCTCTTTATCTTGGAGAATGCAGAGAGCATATCACTTCCACAAAATAAAATCTTACGCTTGTTACCGATGCCGGTACCAACAAAAAGGTCTTTGGTAATATCCACAAGGTTTTCATCGGTAATTATGGCGCATTTCTTGTCAGTATCCCATTCGCCCACCTCGATGTCCTTTCCGGCCATCCACCAGATACCACCTGTAAACCAAGTGTTCATGCCGTCCTTTGCAATGTGCTTGATAACCTGCTTCACACCGAACAGATAAGTATTTTCCATTGCGAGGCGCATATCATATACACCGTCTTCTTCAATGTCTGAGAAATTCCAGTTCACTTCTTTGGCGGCAATCTTGTCAAAAGTTGATTGCTCTACCTGAATCATGAAGTTCTGACAATACTGGGTTTCAGGCATAGGGATATTATTGAATCGTCCTGTCTGAACATCCAATTCCCCACATGCTTTTCCCATGCGTACAAGCGTTGTTCCTTGTGGAATTTCCGGAACAAGAATCGGCTGTTTGCTTGAATCATCCATTTTGCCATTTACGGCATACACTGTAGGAAGATTTGTTGAGCTGTCCTTTCCGCACACACAAAGCACGAGGTCCGGAACGTTGCTGTCATCTTCCGTATATTTCGTTCCGTCCGGTTTGGTGATGGCACTGACACCGACTACCCTAATGGTATCATCCAACGTGAACATATTCAAATCATCTACCGGCAACGACACGCTCGCACCGCTGAGCATAGCTTCCAGCTTTTTGTTGGTACTGCATTTGATTTCACGTGTACCCACGCTGTAATACTTCACTTCAAATGAATTGGTGGAGCTTGATTTTGCATAACGGCTGATTTGGTCAATTGGAGTAGCCATCGGACGGATTTTCACGATGCGTTTGTCCACATCACTCAAATAGAAATTTGGGTCACCGGTTTCACGCCCTCCTGTTTCAGTGGAAATACCGTCTGTTCCACCCGTACCGTCCGCACCGGCTGTTGTTTTACCCGCATCAGGCAGGTTCGATGCTTCTGCCATCATGACACCGCTTGATGCACCCGTCACAAACGCCAATATCATCAGCGTAATGCGACAAAAGAAACTCATTGTTTTCTTCATTGCTCGAAATTTTAAAAGTTAAAAATGTAATTGGTTTATATTTATCTGTTTATCGCCTTGCGTTTTTCACCGCCACGCTCCCAAATGTTCTGTGTACCATCATAACGCCCGATTGCACCGAGGTCAGGCATCTGTCGTGAACCGCCACTGCCACCACCGTTTTTACCGGCAAGGTCGGCTGTACCGTCATTTTTGCCTGCTTTGCGTAGTTTTTCTTCAATCTTGCTGTTGCGCCCCTTTACTTCACCCTCGTGTCCGGCAGCTTCCACATCGCTGTCGTGCCTGATTGCTTTTATGGCCATTTCTATACTTTCACGTGTAAACTTACCCATGATTCCGTCACGTACAATGCCTACAAGGAAATCCATTGCGCTGTCGATGTCCTCATCCGGCAATCCTTCTTCCTGTTGCATGGCTTCAAGGGTGGTCAGGGTTTCGTCGAGGTTCTTCTGATACTCTCCCTCGTACTCTTTCTCTTGGGCGATTCGTTCCGCAAATTCCTTGTTGGCGGCTGCAAGTGCCTCCTGCTTTTCGGGGTCTTCAAGTGCGGCCTTGAAATCATCCCCGAATTTGCGCACCATACCGATGATAGGGTCTTCGCCTTTTCTCCAGTCAGTAAGGAAAGCGGCACTTTGCGGGTTGCTTGCAAACAGGTCGGACAGCGCTTTTTCACGTTCCTTGTAACCGGACAATTCCTTGTCGTAACCATCGTAATCGTCATTGATTTGACCGAATAACGCTTCATCATCGGCAAATTCTCTGTCCGGATACTTTGCTTTCAATCGCTCTGTGTATCGCTCGCGATTGCTCTTAACTTCCGTATTATTAGGCATAATTCAAAAATTTAATTTATAGTCAGATTCTACAAGACAAAAATAGGCAGGGAAAGCAGAATGTCATGTTTATCTTTTTACGCTCCTATTGGTAACTTTGGTACTATAACGGGAAGAAAAATGAAGCATAAAGGAGCAGTTATGGAATACTCTATGGAGCGTATGAACGACTTGATGAGAGCATACGATGAATACATTTCATCGTGTGATTATATCCGTATGCCTGAAGTGTATAAAGTAATTGTAAACATGCCGTCCCGGAGGTTTTGGGTCAGCGATATTCGTGCAGCATTGGTCGTTTCCGTCATGATGAGGGGTGAGAACGATTTAAGCGGTATGCGGCCGTTGAAGAAAGAAATGTATGAGGAAATTCATACAAGGGTTGTCGCTCTCAAATCAGAATACCCGGAACTTACCATTTCTGAGCTGTGTGCTAAAGTGATTGCTCAACCCGCACCGAAATTCTACCTCACGCCGGGTAGTGCCAAGATGATGATATGCAAGGCTAAAAAACGATGGATGCAAGAAAAGTTGAGAAGATTACGGCTCTCCTGATTTCTGCCATGATTGTGTGTTTGTCATTTTCAGGAGAATGGGATTGGCAAACTGTCGGCATTTACGCTGGAAGTAATATGCCAGAACGCTTGCTGTATCCGTTTTTCCATACGAATATGTTTCATGCCTTGCTCAATTCATGGTGTTTATTATCGATTATTTTCATTTACGATATTGGGATAGGAAGATTGCTGTCAGCCTATATGATTGCTGTTACAGTTCCAGTTGATACCCTTGGATATTTCACGACAATGGATTCGCCAACGGTAGGATTGTCCGGATTGGTTTTCGCCCTGTTTGGTTCAATATCGTTTGAGGTATTACGTAAACGGTATTATCAGTTATGGATGCTGTTTTACCTTGTGGCAGGCTTCCTGTTTCCGGGCATAAATGCCGTATTGCATCTTTGGTGTTATGTATTGGGACTCATCATGGCTCTGCTAAACAAGCCTGTTAAAATCATGCACCATGAAAGATAAGGCCATCAAGGACATATTGACAGAGAATGAACGCCGCAATGCGATTGTATATGCAAAGTTCAATCCAATTACCGGAGAAGGTTCTGTCGGTAAACGTGTAAAGTGTACCATCAGTGACTTTCCTATACATACCCAGTGGTTACCGGAACGTATCATGAAAGTGCCGCTTGTACGCCAACTCATCGAAGCCGGTTCTATTTCCAAATTTCTCACGGACTACATGGGCGTGGAAGACAATCAGGATGATCGCTTGAAGGTCATAGAGCAGTTTGTACGAATACGCAGCCGCGAGGATTTTCCGTTTTGGGCGGCAACATTTGTCTATATCAAGGCCAAAGGCGGCGGTGAGGATGTCCTGTTTCGTCTGACAAGACCTCAACGGCGTTTTGTGGATCGGCTTGAGAAATTGCGTATTGCAGGGAAACCGATACGCATCATCCTGCTTAAAGCACGGCAATGGGGTGGTTCCACCACTTCACAGCTTTATATGGCATGGTTGCAGCTGCTTCACAAAACCGGCTTAAACTCACTTATCATTGCACATCAGGGCGCAGGCTCCGATGAAATCAAGGATATGTTCGACCGGATGATTAAAAGTTATCCTGTCGAAATGCTCTATAAAATTGATGAAGCCTACAATGAGAACGAGCCGAAGATTGTAGGAGTGGGAAAATCGGGAAGTATATCGCGTATTCCGCAGCGTAACTGCAAAATCAAGATTGGTACGGCTGAACGCCCGGATTCGTGTCGTGGCGGTGATTACAATCTTGTACATCTCTCCGAAGTGGGAATATGGAAGGCTACGGAGGGAAAGAAACCGGAAGACATTGTGCGCTCCGCCTGTTCGGGTATTCTCCTCAAGCCCTACACCATGATTGTTTATGAAAGCACAGCAAATGGCACCGGGAACTTCTTTCATCGCGAATATACTGCCGCAAAAGAAGGGAAATCCCAGTTCGAGGCAATGTTCGTTTCATGGTTCGACATCGAGCAATATACACTCGCTTTTGATTCGGACAAAGAAAAATGGGATTTTGCAGAATGGCTTTATCAGAATCGGGACAATGAAAATACAGATTCCGAACGTGAGGAATGCGGTAAGTATCTTTGGTCGCTGTGGGAAAAAGGTGCTACGCTCGAAGCTATCCATTGGTACATAGCCGAACGCAGGAAGTACAATGACCATGGGCAGATGGCTGCCGAATTTCCGTCTGATGATGTGGAAGCCTTCGTACATTCGGGAGCACGTGTGTTCGACAAATACAAGGTCGATGCAATGCGTAAGACCTGCAAGAAACCTAAATATGTCGGTGAAGTCTGTGCCGATGCGGATGAGGGCAAGAACGCTTTGCAGAACTTGCGTTTTGTGAAAGACAAACAGGGATTGTTGCATATTTGGGAGTTGCCGGAAACAGATGAAAAGGAAGTTGTTACAAATCGTTACCTCACGATTGTCGATGTGGGTGGACGCTCCAATAAAGCAGACTTCTCTGTTGTTCTTGTGCTTGACCGTCTGTTTATGATTGATGGTGGCAAGCCTGTCGTAGTGGCACAATGGTACGGACATTGCGACATCGACCAGCTTGCGTGGAAAGCGGCACAAATAGCGGCTTTTTATGACAATTCACTCTTGGTGATAGAAAGCAACACCTTGGAAACGCATGACAAGGAGCGGCAGGTAGATGGCGACCAGTCACAGTTCATCCTTAATCAAATCAAAGAGATTTACCCTAATCTCTATGCACGTGGTCAGTCCGAAGAAGCCGTACGCGAGGGATTGCCTACCAAATACGGCTTCCATACCAATGTCTCAACCAAACCAATGATTATATCAACCTTAGTCAAGGTTATTCGTGAGAATTTATACACAGAACGTGACGAACGTTGCCTGGACGAATATTTGTGTTACGAGAAAAAACCGAACGGAGCTTTCGGAGCGATTACCGGTAAACATGATGACTTGCTAATGACAAGAGCCATAGGCTTGCATATATGTTTCTTTGAAATGGAAATTCCAAAGATTGTGCTTCGTATCGGACGATTTGTTATCAAAAAGAAAAAAGCTGTTTCAGCAGCTACAATATAAGTTTAACTATAAAAACAAGGAACAATGAACATTTTCAGAAAAATCAGAGCTTCGCTTCGTTTACGTGAAGCAGTCAGACAGGCAGACGAAAAACACAAAGAAACTGGAGAACGTTACTACGTTATGCCTGCCGGTGGGAAAAAAGGTCAACTTATCATTATGGATAGAAAGAATTTCCGTAAGTTGAAACAGAAAGGCTACATCAATCATAATACGTTTGTGGGCGACCTTGAACGCGAATGCTTCTACTGCACGACTTATGGAAACGGTTCAGCTATGCTTCCTTCTGCTGTTATTGCATTGAAACGAAAACAGTATTTCTCATGGCTTGATTCATTTTCAAATACCAAAGAGAATGGGAAAGTACGGAAACATTGACGGTATAGCCACACTGACCAACGACCCGCTCGCACTTGACAATATCAATAAGTTCAAAGTTGGGGACCGGGTAATATGCAACGATAATGGTGTCATTGGTACGGTCAAGGAATTGGATATTCCGAATGAAGCCTGTGTTGTTGATTTCGACAATGGAGAGGAAGATGTCTGGATAGAGAAATTCCAACTGTCCAAAGAATAATAATAATTAGACATGAGGGTGTGCCAAATATCTTCAGTTGATACACCCTCATACTTTATCCGCTAAACATGGGCTTGTTTGATTCTTTTCTCGTTGCCTCTTGACCAAATATCATCTTCGGTTTGGCCATATGTCGCAAGTTGCTCTATTTCTCTCTTTTGTTGTTCCTGCCAAGGCTCAAACTCTATAATATCTCTCATAAGCCATGAATCCCACCGTCCTCTGAAACAGATACCCCGGTCATCAAGGTACACATCGGCTATGATTTTTCCGCTTGCATGTTCAGGTTGATTCGGGTTCTCGTTTATATGGTCGTATGAAATATTGTTTTCTTCCAACCACTTTTCTAATTTTTCAGTTTTCTTGCGTGTCGTAAATATGATGATAGTCCACCCGTTTTTCTTTAGGGTGGCTGTACCTGTATCTGCGTTCGGTATTATCTGCCCGAATACATCTTCACCCTGCCAACCTTTGCTGTAGTCATGTATGACACCGTCAAAGTCTATACAAATAGTTTTCTGTTCCATGATGTCGTTAAATTAAAATTATTACCTCATTGCATTGTTCAGTTTGTTCACGGCCTGCATATTCGCTCCTTGCTGCGCTTGCGCCATCAGTTCGGGAGAAAGACCGTCGGGCACTTTGCCCTGCTCCAACTGTTCCTTCTGTGATTTGATACTTTGCAACAATTCATCTGCAAACGGGAAATCTCCATGCTCAAGCAGCTGCTCTACACTGATTGCCTGAGACTGGTACAACTGCATAAGCATATCGTTAGCAAGATGCCTGTATGCCGGTGTTGAAGTGCTTTCGGTAATGCTTAAATCAAATTCTACATCACGTATTTTCTTCGGGTCATATTCGATTTGTGCACCACTCTTACCTGCAATATTGAAAACACGTTTGCTATCATAAAACTGCTGCATATTCTTCACATCCTTATATGCTCCGTCCACTACAAAACAACTGAAGCATTCAAGCAGGTCGAGCAATGACTTCGTGGCGTTTTCTGTCTGTTGGTTATAGTGCGATGCACTTTCACCGGAATACCCGGGCTTTCCTTGTAATGCGCCCGTAACTCCCGATATATCTTCAAAAAATTTGAGTTGCATATTAAGCAGTTCCGCAATGCCTATATTTGTGGAATTATTGGCCACCTGTTCCGGCACTTTTCCGCTTTTGCTCGGCTTGTATACGATGACACCGTTAAATTCTGTCCAGCTCTCTGCAATATCGTCAATGCTCACACCATCAGGCAAGCAATCTTCGGGCATCATCAGCACGCCTTTGGCACTCGCCCGCATTATCCAGTCATAGAGGGTTATCAATCGGTTGGTATATCGCTGTTGGTCGATTACATCAGCAACGAATGAATGGATTTCACCATCAATGAACGGATATGCCTTGAAAACATATGGATGGCTTCCATGCTCGTAAGGCGTTTCCCCCTCCCTCAATATGTCGCCAAAAGGAGAAAGGTAATAGAAATACCAATAATCGTCCACAAACCAAGTAGCTTTTATCAACGGAACCTCATCTTCCGGCATACCGGCTTCCTTGGCCATACGCATACGTTCTTCATTTTCAGTAAGCACCACTTGTGCGTAATCTTCTTCGTCTATTTTGAAAATATCGCCGTTTTGGTAGTCATGGCAACGGTATCTCGGTTTTTGCTCCTTGCGCCATATCTCTATCACACGGCATCGTCCTGGTTCGCTTGTGAATAGAAAATCGTAGTTTTCCAAGCGGCTATACCCGAAACGCTCCGCGTATGTGGCTATGTAATCTTTCCTTGCCGCCCACTTGTAAATGTCACGCAATTGTCTGTATTCCTGCGGACTTGATGCGAACTGTTCACACAACTGTCCGAAAGAAATGTCGTGAACTTCTCCAAGCACGGAAACATCCCAACCTCTGAAATCTCTCATGTTGTTGTCGATAAAGAAATTATTGGGTTGCACATAGTCCGTCCAACAATCCTCTTTTCCATTACGCCAACCGTACGATTTACGGTGAACGATAAAACCGCTTATCAGGAACTCTTCCATAGTTCGGGCATATACATCGTTCATTCGGTTAAGCTGCATGTTGCATTGAAGTATCGTACTCATCGTTTCACCAAGTTTCTGTTCATCCCGATCACGTGCGGTACAGGTCGGTTCTTTACTTTGGCTTCGATACACGCCAAGCACGCTTCGCACAAGCCTACGGATAAGGTTGTTTTTCAAAGGCACGTTGCCTTGACTTTTAATGTATTCTTCCTCGCTCATGGATTTTCCGTCCACACAAATCATATCGTCCCATTGGAAACCATAGGTATAGCGTTTGTTTCGCTCCCGGTCTTTCCGAAAGTCGTCCATCTGGCTCCAATAGTATTGTGCTTCCATAAGAATGTCAAATGCCCTGCGGTCACCATAACGTTTTGCAGAAACAACAGTATCTATCTCGGCGGCATCATTTCTTCCCGGAGCTATACGGCTCATTGGCAGCAATTTTCTTTCGCTTTTATTTATATGCATATTTTTATCATTTTAATGATTGCGCGGAACAAATATACTGCTCCGGGCAATCATCCTATGTTTAACTATTTACGGGTTTTGTTCATTTCTTCTATCATTTCCTTTTTGAGTTCATTCAATTCAGCCTCAATATTCTTACGTTCCTCATCATCAACTGTGTCATTCAGTTCATTATAGAGGTCGTCAATATCCCTACGATAATCCTCAAAAATTTCATACCGCTCGTATTCGGGTGAATTGTAAAGGAAATCAATCTTTTCCGCATAGTCAAATATGTCGTTGTCGGTATCTTCCTCATAGTGCTTTAATCGGGATTTCAATCGGTCATGCTCCTCTTTCAATCGGAAATACTCATTGTTCACAGCCCTGTACTCGGTGCGTTCGTCCCCGGCTTTGACCAGTCTGTTTGCCAACAAGAAGCTACGAGGGTCATACTCACGGTTGCCTGTAACGGTTTCTACTGTCTTGCTCAACTTGTCGATTGTTCCGAACACGCCACCGAAATAACCGTTCAGCATATATTCAATCTTGGCAGGATTGAAGTCGATAGCACCTTTTGTGTAAGAATCACCGCCAGTAGCTTCGTTCATGACATTTGCAAGCCCGACAATGTATTTGTTGGCACTCTTGTATGCTTTTGTCCATTCGGGCATATCCTTATTCCAAGGGGTGTCCTTGTACAAAGGCATACCCGTCCAGCTCTTTTCCGCAACGTAGGCTTCCCACAGGGGTTTATAGGCACTCGGCACAAAAGCGTTCAGTCCGCCTCCGCCCTCCAAGAGGTCAATCGGCAATATTTGTGTAACCTGTCCTGTTATGGATTCGGCTATTTCGCCACCTGTTAGATGTTCCTTCCCATTAAGGATGGAAATCATCAGTTCGCCCATGCCGTAAACTGCCCTGTATTCTACCGGAAGAGGAATGGATACCCAACTGTTTCCTGCACGGAAAAGAATATTGCTGCGCCTTACATATTCGGGAAGATTGTAGTATGCGTTCTTGTCATCATCGTCATCATCATCGCCACCCAAGTAGGCAACAATGGCACCAAGAAGGAACATCGCCGCAATGCCTGTAAAGGATTTGGCTGGATGGCGTTTCACCTGTCGCCCAAAGTTTGTCGTACCTTGAATGGCGGCATTCCAAAATACATAACCGCTACGACCAAGCCCAGATACCAATGCACTGGCGTTACCTGCCTTTGTCTGCCCTGTACTGTCATAGAATTTTGCTCCGCTGCCTTTCTTGTTGAAGTTCACGCTTATTTCCTTTGCATCATAAATGGACCTGTCAATGCTCCTGCCCATTTCACGTGATGTCATGAAAGCGGCAAAACGGGCGCAGTTCTCAACGGCTCGGTTGTACTCATCGAAACGTTCGCCCAACAAGTCCCATGCTTTTTTTACAGGAATCTTGCCGCTCGATTTTTTCAGTTCCCTGCGTATGTCGTTTTTATGCTGTTCAATGTCACGGATATTGGCGTAGCCTGTTTCTCCTCCGTTCATCATGAACTGATGAAACATCGCTTCCGTCTTGTTGCCCATGTCAAGTGTCCCTTTGCGGTGTTTTGCCAAGAGTTGCTTTATTCTTACAGGGTTGGCATACATATAATTGCGATGAAAACGCAGTGCGTAGTTCGGGCTTTCCCTTATCCAGGTCATGGTATTGGTGTATAACATATCTCGCATAAAGTTCGACACGATGAAGTCCGGGTTTCGTGTAGTATAGAACGCACTCAACTGTCGGTTGATATTTTCTCCTGCACGGAGAATAGCCCCGATTGCCCCCGACATGTCGTTATCGGGATTTGTCTGTCCGTTCAATGCCTGTGCCGCACGGGGATTGCCGTTAATGGTAATCACATAGTCCCTGCCGCCACGCTTCACAATAATTTGGTGCTGCCTCATATCCCTGCTTTCCACAATACGGTAAGGAATATTCACGGTATCTTTTCCATGCTTGTATCGGTCAGGGTATTGCTGTGCCAGCGATTTCATCTTTGTTTCAAAGTCCAGCATCTTCCGTTCTACTTCTTCGGGGGTGTCTGTACTGTCTATGTTGTCAGGAAACACAGGCTTCCATTCGTTGGTCACCGTATCGTATTCTACCCAAATGTCGCTCACACTGACAAGGTCGCTCGGATGGTTAAGTGCGAAATTAAGGAAACGCTGTTTTACCAATTTGTTCCGGTTGCCCTGCATGATAGCACCTTCTGCCATTGATTGCAGGTTGGCAAAAGGGTCATCCGCTTTCGACCTTCGTCCTTCCGCTTTCTTGATAGGAGCATTGAATGCACTTTGCTTGTGCGTCAGATATGCGTATGCTTCAGTACTGGTCTTTTCATCAAAACCACGTAACGGAATATAAAAATCATACATATCTGAAATCTTGTCAAAGGTCGCTTTGCTCATCATGCCACATTCGTATGACTTTGAAAGTATTGCTTTGCTCACAGCATTGACTTTTTTCCAAAGGTCGGCAGTGTCATGTGCCTGTTCGTAATCGTTAACCATTATCTGTGCTTCCGTTTCAGCATCGGTAACATTATCCATACCTGTAAGGGCTGTAAGTCCGGCATAGTCGGTTTGGTCTGCATTGGTTGCCCCATTATTGATTGCTTCATTACGCATATATGTATTGCGTTCAAGTCCGTGTTTCGCCATCATGTAATCGGTCAATTCCTCACGCTCTGCCTCAGTCCGGGCGAGTTTGGCAACTTCATCAAGCATGGGCTTGAACAGGGTGTGTGCAAATGCATCGGCTTCGGCTTTGTTCACGCTCGACAGACGATTTTCGCCCAAGTATGCGTTTTCAAATCCGTCCACATCCTCAATGTTTGTTCCTTGGCCAAGGATAGCCTGCATAGCTTCTTTAAGTCCGAGCATACTATCCTGCAATGCTTCCTGTGATTGGAACATTCCTGTCTTAACACGTCTTTCGTAGCGGTCTCGTGCCAACTCTCTTTCGTGCATTTCGGGGCTGCCGTCACGATAGAGCTCATCATTGCTATCTGCTGCAAAATTCGGGTTGCGGTTGGTATCCGAATAGTTACCAACCCCCAACTCGTATTGTTTTGCCACATCAGCAGCTTCACCCAAGATGCTCCTGTATCTGCCCGGCTCGGCAAGGTTCTCATAGCTTCTCCACAATATGTAGCGCAGTTCGTTGTCTGTCAGAGTAACCCCTCTGAAATCATCGAAGCCTATCTTATGGAGCATATTCAGGAAGAAATCCTTTATCTGCCGCCACCAGCTTGCATTGATGTTTTCAAATTCTGTTTGTTCGGCAAGCGAAGCAAGATATTCTTCGGTAGCCTTTCGGAAATTCCAACCGTTTTTTGCAGCCATATCTACAATGCGTTTGCGTATGTTCTCATCGGCATTGTTGAATACATTATCAAGGAATGTGTCAAAATGTTCTCCGAACAGCTGACGCAATCCGTAGTGGGCTACCGCTTCATGAAGCAGGGTCTGCTCTATGTCAAATACGCTTGAATGGTTGGGAACAACAATGGTAATCTTGCCTGTACTCTTTGAGTAGAAACCTTTTGCACGCTGTTTCTTACCCTCCAATGTGTAAGCATCGGTTACTATATCCACATTGTCCAGATGCAGCTTTTCTGCAAGGCTTTTCACGCGCTCTGTCATTCTTTGGCGTTCACGCTGTGCAAATTCTCTCCGTTGCTTTGCCGTTCTCCTTGACCGCCCGAGCAGTTTTGCCGCAGGGTCATTCTCATAACTGACTTCATCATCGGTGTATGCCCCAATGCCGTTACGTTGGAGAATATCAGTTGTGTCATCCTTTACTTTTACTCCCAACTTGGTCAATTCTTTAACAATCTCATCAATATGGTCGGCAGGAATATCCGCACGCAACTTCCCTCGGTAAGGGTAGAAGTTTTCACCTGCGGCACGAAGCAAGGTTTTGTTCTCGTAGTAAACTGCACCATCTTTCTTTGTCTTTGGGACAGTTAGGTAGAACATCTTTGCCCAACTGCTACCCATAATCTCTACCTTTCCATCGTGACTTATTATAGGAGTATAGTCTTTTATCTGTTGTAAACGACTGCTCAATGGCGCACCGCTCGTTTTCAGCATAGAAGCATTCCATTTGTCGGGCATTAAGATGCCATCGTGAACATTACCGTCAATGTCAGTATAACTAATGAGTTGTCCCGGATAGCCTCCATATTCATCTTGTGTATCGGCTATAGCCTGCAAGATATTACCTGTCATAATGAAACCTGTCTTTCGTGTCTCACTTGGTATCTGACTATCCCAATTATCAAGTGTGGTGGCACGTGCAGCATCCCAATTGTCATTGGTCATTTTATCAATGCTTCGCAACGCATCAATCTGTGAAAGTTTAATCTCAATGCGTCTGCGACCGTCAAGGGTTGCAAATACCGCAAGTGTTGTTGAGGCTGTAATCTTGCTATCCTTTGTTTTGTATCCACAGAAGATAGCAGGAGTGGCAAAATCAAATACCATCGCTTCAAGGTTGTCAGGTACGAGATATGACTTGCCAACTTCAAACATTCTCAAGCGGCGCATTATCTGGTCACTGCTTTGATTCAGGCGTACAATGTTGTCATTGTGCTTGTTTTCAACCTTCTCGTTGGTCTCTGCAATAAAGTTTTCTATGGCAACACGCTTTTCTTCATCGCTGCGTTTCTTCTGTCCATTGATTTTGTCTGTCTGCTTAGCAATATCCTCTACAGCTTTCGCTTTTGCCTTCTCGTACCGTTCTTCCTCTGCGGCAATTCTCGCTTCATCTTCATTACGGATTGTCTCAAGAACACTTTCCAAGTACTCAGCAGGTGAAGCACCTCTGTTTATCTGTTCGATAACCTTGCGTATTTCATCGGATTTCATGGGTTTTCGCAGTACATCCATTTCCACCTTTTCTACGAATGAGTTGCGGGCAAACGGATTGTTGCCATCCGGGTCTATCCCCTCGGATGACACCCTCTTTTCTATCGTCTTGGCACGTAGAGGCATTACGGTAATCTTTAAATCATTACTGCCTGTATCATTAAGGTATTTAATTAACTCGTTATAGCGTCTTACTACATCATCGTAAAACTCCTCTTGCTCTTTGGTCGTCAGCAGGGCTACATATCCTGTAACTTTTCGTGCATCATCTTCCTGTGGTTTGTACTCATCAAGTTCGCTTGCTTGCACACGACCGCCTCCAAGTCCGCCTTTCTTCAAAGGTGCACCCATTTTCTCGTAGATTTCCACATTATCACGTAGATATTCTACAACAACTTGGCTACCATACTTATTGAGCAAGTCCGGTGCTTCAACATCGTTGCTTTCACTATCCTGTGAGGTGGTAGTATTGGCGTTCAAAGACTTCAACTTGGTAGAAAGCATCATCAAGAAACGGTTTTCAGCAGGAACAGGCAAACCGAGATTGATGTAATAACCCCTATGTACCTGTCCTGTGCGGTCAATACGACCTATCATCTGCATATAGTCGTTGATGTCGCTCAATGGCTGTGCAATAATCATCGAACGTTGACGTTGGTCGCTGAATTTCTCCGAAGCGTGCAGACTGATACCTGTTGATGCAGACTTGTTGAGAATGAGTACGTCAAGAGTACCACTGTTGAACTCTCTCTGCATTTTCTTTTTGTCTTTGTCAGTTCTACGTTTGACAACGACACGCCCGTCATCGTTGCGCTCAACATACATATTACGTCCTGTCAATTCACCTACTTTGTACCCTTTATCGTTCAGACGCTCGATAATGGCATCAAGTGGACTGATAAAGATGTCACTTGTGCTTTCACGAATGAAATCCTGCAACTCGTAATATGCTTTTTCTCCTGCCGGACCTAATGCCTGTGGAGAATATCTCTCGTGACGTTCGTTACCGTCCTCATCTTTAACGGTGTACTGCATAACAGTGTCAAGTCCTTTTAGTAGGCTTGCGCTGAATGTTGGCTCATCAATGGTTTCTCCTGCGGCATAGTCCTTAATACTGCTCTCCATTGTGCTTTCCAACGCAATAACAGGGTGGCGACCTGCATTGATTTCGGCTTCCACTTCATCTGCAATAGCATCGACTTTGAGGGCAAGCATAAGCTGCTTGGTGTAGTTGTAGGTCTTGCTTGCAAATGGCACATTCTCTACGCCCATTTTATCTGTGCCTCGCTTCACACCTGCGCTCTCAGCCATAACAGCAAGTTCCATATCCAATGCTTCAATCATCGGCTTTACATAATCCTCTTGGAATTTGATGATGGCATTGAATGCTGCTATGGTACGGTCGTAATTTTCTCTTGCACGTCTAACAGTTTCGGGGTCAGTAATTGTTTTCCAATCGGTAACAACATCGCTCATATCTCGCTCTCTGCGTACCATTTGCCCTGCATTTGTTAATTCACGGCTCATAATTTCTTGCAGAGTTACACCGCCTTTCTCAATGATACTAATCATCTTATCCGGCTCAACCTTTGCTTGGCTCATCGCTGTACGAATTGCATACAAAGGCATTGTGTCGGGACGCTTTGCGAACGTAGCACTTGCAAACGTGGCAGCTTTCGCCCCACGAAGAATACTTTGCAGATAGGCTCCTGTATTGCTCGAACCTGCCGCCGTGTGACTTTCATCAAGGAACAGATAGTTATCCTTTGCAATGACACGTAAGAATGTGGCTTTCGGGGTAGCCTTGCCATTCTTTACGTTCTTGCTTTTCTTAGTGCGTGCGCCACTTTTTTTGGCTGCTTCCTCCATTTCTTGTTGACTGACAGCATCACCAGTGTTTACCTGCGAATAGGTGAGTACAGCAAAGTCATATTCATCTGGCAATGCTCCCGATGCAAATACTTTTGCCATTTCTGCAGAAGATAGAGGTTTGTGTACTGTATTACCTTTGCTATCAACCATTGCACCGTCAGAGTTGAATATAAACGGTACGAGGTCTCCACTTCCAACATCTACCAAGTCTCGGTAAATATCGGAGAATAAGTCTGCTTTCTGGGTGATGAATACAGGTTTCTCGCCTCGTTGCACTGCCCAACGAATAAGTGCTGCCATTTGGCGACCCTTACCAACACCTGTTTGGTCACCTATAATGAGTGCTTGACCTTGCTTCATTTGATAGATAGCCATAGCAACACTATCCATCTGCTCTGCGGCAAGTGCCTGATGCGCTTCCTCAATGGTGTCATATCCGAGTTCTGTCTTAATAAATTCGTCTATGCTGCCGTGCTGTGCTTCAATTTGAGTAAGCACATTATCCATTGCCTCGACCATAGCAGCTGGGGCAACGCTGTTAAGTGAAAACGCACTGTTGTGAGGACGATACGCACTCTTTTCATCTGTAAGAGTACGTTTCTTGTGTTCGGTTGGAGCCTGCTTTAATCCCACTCCGTTTGTGGAAACTCGCTCTGTTCCCACTCGCTGAATGTCAGTGTTAGATACACTTCTGCTTCCTCCTGCGTTATCTCTTGGAGTTTCTGCCCGGGTTTCACCATCTGCAGTATTCGTTCTACGTTCTCTTGGTAAAACCTGTTCGCCTCCGTCCGAATGCTCTTGTGTTGATTTACTTCTGCTTCCAACATCATCATTCTTTCGAGGTTGTTCACGATGTCCTGCTCCGTCAGTGTTCCCGGATGTTTCGTTATTGACAGATGCCAGCTGCCTTTCTCGGCTACGTAATACTTCTGTTCCATTTGTCTTTTCCTTTGAATTCAATACTTCGTTAATAATCTCATATAGGTCATCAAAACTTTCAGCCTTGCGGATAGCCTTACTCTCCACAGGTGGATATACGGCTGTCTGCGCCCGTTCTTCATTGCTTCTGCGACCATCTATAAGTATCATACGAGTAGGGAACGTAGTACCTTGTTTTGCGTACAGTCCGCCACTCATATCAATAACACCTTTCACGTTATAGTGGTCGTACAGATACGTAAAGAATGGCTTCATACTTTTTATAGCACCATTAATAGCATATTCCATATTTCCACCAATGATAATGGCTGCTCTGCCATCATCTTTCATACTTGCAAGAGCATTTAACGTAATCTGTGGGTCAAGTCCGGGTATCATCTTTCCGTCATACTCTACAGCCTCACGTTTCCCAAATGGAGGATTAGCAATAACAGCGTCATACTGCATACCGCCTGCAAAAGGCTCTGTTGCATCCTGCTGTGTTACCTCTGCAAAACCTTGCTCGCGAAGATTATCCAATCGCGTCTCGTCAAGTTCATTTGCGCGTACTTGCTCAACAGGTACAGTGAACACCAGCATTCCGTTACCTGCCGTAGGCTCCAACACCTTACCGTCAGCTTTGTTTGCCATTGCAAAGCGGTTAGCAATCCAAGCCATCGGAAGAGGAGTGGAGTACTGCTGCATCTTGATACGATTACTGCTTCGTGCGGCAATGGTAGGTTGCATTTCATAAAGTTTGCATATCAAATCGTATGATGCACGGCTATCTCTACCTTTGCGGCCAACAACCTCTCGTGCGGCTCTCACCAATCCGTCCTCAACAAGTTCCTGCAACAAAATGTCGGTTCTTCTGTCATTATCCACCTCCATTCCCAACTCACTTGCACGCTTGCGTAGGTCTAAAATGCTTCTGTATGGCTTTGTCCCATTGTCAAGAGCCGCAAGCATATCAGCCTTTACTGTCATTGCAAATTGGCGATGCAGTTCTGCATCAGTTCTCTGTAATCCATGTTCGCTGTTTTTATTGTTATCAGTCAGACCATCAAACAAACCCAACTCATTTGACTGCTGTGAATTTACTGCTTTTTTCTCGTTCTTTTTACGTGCAGGGCGGCTTTTTTTGATGCGTTCCTGTGCAATCTCTGCCTCTTGTTCCACCTCTGCCTCTCTTGTTATGGTTTCGGCAGTGGCAAGTGCATCAATGCTTGTCTTATCGAAATTCGCCACGTCAAACTTCTGTACCTCATCGTATGGGGTCATGTCGGAATCAAGTCCATTTTCTGCCACCTCCGGTAAATCCCTCGCACCATTGTAGAACGCTTTGAGGTATGGGCGTATGGCATCGCCCAAGTCTGCAATCATGGCTGTTGCATACTCGGCAAATTTGCGTGCACCTTTCTCCAAATGGTAAACAGCCATCTCCGTACCAATGGCAAGTATTTCAGGGTCTATGCCCATGTTCATTTGACCGAGCAACTTCTTGCGCATACGCTCACGGAGTTCTGCATAGCGTTCATCGGTAACAAGACGGTTGCCACTCGTCTTATTTTCAGGCTTAGATTCTTGCTCTGTGGCTGCCGCTTTTTCTGTACGTACAATCTCCCTAATCTTAACCTTGTTTTCAAGAATGGTTTCAACAGCGTCACGCAGTTCCTGATTAAAATTCTTGGGATTACGTACAATCTCCAACATTTCTTCAGGACTGTTTGCCGTATAATTGAAACGTCCATCCCCGATAGGGATAGGTCCGCTCACATCATCACGCCTCAATGTGGTTAATCCCGTTTCCTTATCAACAGAAACAGAATATTGCCATACAGGGGTGTATTCCTGTCTTTCTTCCGGCTTTGATGTTTCCGAAAGTTGAGGTTCTACAAACTGTACATTACCGTCATTGAGAGCCTGCATATCAGACATTGAGACTGGCTGTTGTGATTGTGCATCAGTTGCATATTCTGCCAAGCGTTCAGCATCTTCCTTGCTCCGCATCATGAAGCCTTGCTTTTCCTTATCCCACCAGCCTTTCAGTTGTTTGGCAAACATTGTGGTGCACTTCCGAACAGTATCTCTTAATTCATCATTGAACTTCACAAGGTGCATATCCAACACCTTACCTCTTTTGGTGGTGTATTGTGCCTGAGTAATGGTGTATGCAGCATCAGTCGGTGTTGTCGTTTCTTCATTGGAATTGTTTTGTTCCAATTTCCGCTGTTCAGTAAAGAGGTCGTTTATTTCGGAAATAATGCGGGCTTCCTCAAATATATCACTCTGACCATGTGCGGCTTCTTGTTCCTTGTGCAGTTCTTCAATGCGTGATTTGATTTCAGAAAGTCTGTTGACTTGTGTACTTGAACTCTGTTCCTCAACACTTTTAACTGATTTGTATTCAGCAAACGCTTTAGTCTTACGGTGGCTACTATCTATCCACTTCTCGAAATCCTCTAAGTTGACACCGGTCACCACTGTCTTGTGTTTCTTCGCCCAGTCGTTGTCATAATTCGCAAAGTAAGCTGCTTCGGCATCGTCAGTCTCATTGAAGCCAAGCATTACCTTATGCTCGTCAAAGCTGCCGTCCTCGTTATACTGGTCCACCACGAACACCCTGCGTCCGTTCCACCCGTCAATGTCATTAGAGAGGAACACGTCTATATGGTCACCGTCCACGCCCTCCGTGCCACGAATGTAGCCGTAGGTGTTCTGCATGGTTGTTTCCCACTTATTGCCATTGGCATCCACACCGCTGCGCACACTGCCTTTAGGTTGCTCGATAGTAATATCGAACACCCCGACCTGTACATGACCTTTCTTGTAATTTCCGGCTTCTTTCTGCTTGTCGGTCGGATTTACATCAACTTCCGCCTCTGCCTTGGCTATTTTTTCTCCTAACTCACTGCTTTTACGAGAATTATTTGTACCTTTGTTGTCAGAAAGCATAGTGGTTTGAGGCGCATCCGTGCCCTCGGTAGCGAGGTCAGACACATTCCCTTGCGGCGAGTATAAGCCTTGTGCCATGTCTGAGGCATTAGAAACATCATCGGCGTGTTTCCAAACCATTTTTCCTTTAGTAAGGAGGTTCGCAATGGCGTTCCTCCTTTTTTCTTGGTTGGAAACAACTACCTCTTTACCGTCTTTGCTGACTGTGATTGAAGTGAAATAATAATACCGAGAACCGTCAGCTTTTTTAAATGAACGTATGAATACATAGGAAGATGGACGTTCTGTAGTATCTCCCTCTTTGGCTTCACTAACATCTTCTATGATAGCATGAGGATGTTCAAGTGTAGGTTTAATCATACCCAATTTACCATTTCTGCCTTGTCGCATCAATTTTGTAAATTGGTTTTCACCCATTTTTACATTGCCTATCGGTGTTGTGACGATACCATCTTCACCGAATAGGGCATCCCAGTTTTCAATAGTGAGGTCTATTTCAGGAGCAATTTCAGCACTCAATTCCATATCTGCAATGAAGTCTTGTGCTTCATCCGCAGTCATGGAACGGCCAATTACTTCCGTTGCATCATTTTCCTCTTCTTTATTTCCTCTATCTTCGCTCTCAACTCCGCTTCTTCCACCATCTCTTTCAATTCTTCCTCCACTGTCGGCTGTCCCATTTCCGTCCTCAACTCGTTCTCCTGCCTGAGCATCTCCCCGGCTTCCTTGCTGCCCTCGTTGGCCTGTTGCAGTATCGCCAACCAATACATTGCTTCGCTGTTGTCCATCGTAGATAATGTTTAATGTTTCGTAAATAGCCTGTGCAAGCGTCCGGGGAGTGTTGTCCGGCTGCTCGAACAGGGTTGCTTCCTGTGTGCCTTGAATAAGGTCATAGATTCTGTTAAATGTATTTTGGATAATGCCTTGGGTTTCTCCCTTGTACATCGTTGCCAAAAGCAATGCGAAGTTACTGAAATTATCGGCAGGGAGATAACTTTCGCCCGTTGCATCATCAATCTGGTATTGGTGTTTCCAACTTTCAACGGCTATTCGTGCCTCTTTGAAATTTTTTGCTTCAGTAAATTGTTTGTCCTGCGACAAGGCATAATAAGCCCGGATTGAGTTCTGTATCTCCTCAACCATACGCTCTGCATTCGGACTGTCATAATCCCGGAATGCCGTTGCGAGAATAGCCTTTTGAGCCTTTACAGGCAACGCGTTGAACATTTCTTCAAGACGGACACTGCCACCCTTGAAAATGCTCTGATACATGATTCCACGCAAATCATTCTTGGCTTCGGCGGTCAGGTTACCCTTGCTGTCAAATGCGCTGCTGTATTGGGTCGGTGTGATGTAGCCTTTCTGCATCATCCATTTCAATACATTTGTACCGTTGGCATCCACAAGTCCTGCAAATGAAGTCTCCTCATCGCTCGAAGCAAGCAATAGGTTGGCGAACGAACGCATATCATTGCCCATCTTCTGCATGATGTTCTTGGGCTTTATACGTTCTATACCTCCGCTTTCTGTGTCCTGTGCGACAAACTGACCGAGATTGATAGCCTCGGTATCGTCCACTTCAAGCATATTAACGAGGACAGGACGTTCCACAGAATCAATATCCTCGGCACGCAATCCAAATTCGTCTGCGTGGTCTTTCAGATACTGCTTGTACTGCTCTGCCTGGTCTTTGTGACCATACCACATCTGACGGAGTGCGTCACTTCGGTTGTTGCCCTGTATGACTTCCCCTCGTGCATTTATGGTAGGTGCGCCTGTATATGCAGTGACAGAAGATGTGATTTCTTCAGGACGAATGTTTCCGGCAATCTTTCGGGCAGACAATACGCTTGCTTCATCATTACGCTCCTTTGGCTGTGCCTCATCAATGAAGTGAAGCGGATTTCGCACACCTTGAACGTGACTCGGTTGCAACAAGTTTGCATCAATCACGGATATACGACCGCCTACAATAGCATCATCACTGAATTTTACGGATACCTCCTTTCCCATCAATGCCTGTACAGGCTCTTGTCTGTCTATCTTATGACCGTTCATGCGTCTGTAACCTCTTGCCCGTGCATCCTGCGGCTTGTCGTCCACCATGTCCGGCACTCCGTTCAGGGCTTCACGCTCGATGCGTTCCGCTTCCTCACGTTCGGCACGTAACTTTTCTTCTTCTGCCTTTCGCAATGCGGCTGCTTCATCGGCAATACGTCTGCGTTCATCATCCGCTTCCATTTTTCTGCGTTTGGCGGTACCGGCTATCTTCTGCCAAACGAGCAATTCCTGTTTGGCTGCATCAATCGCCGCTTTGCGTTCTTTCTCGGAAGCAATCTTTTCGGCAATGGAGTTGCCACCTTTCGATTTGGCTTTCTCCAACTTCTTCAAGGCTTCTTCCTTGTCGGCAACCATTCCATCGACTACGGTCTGTGCCATATCCTCATCACCCTCAGTCTGCTCCACAATGGCATCCCAAGCTGTGTCGCTGTCGGCCTGCTCATATAGTGGATTTCCCTGCTCATCCTTTGGTATTCTCTGCATGGCAGGAATATTTTGAGGGGCATTGTTATCATTTTCGGGAATATTTTCCGCACCATTGTTGCTCTCATTCTCGACAGGGCGTTCAAACGCTACTCCGTTATGCTCCAACAACATATTGTCAAGTTCATCACGGGTAAACAGGTTCACACGCTTGCCGTTGATAGGGGCTTCGGTAAATACCTCATACTTGCCGTCCGCATCAGCATCTGCTGTGATATTGCCACGGACGGTAACGCCGTTCTCATCGGTAAGCGAAACAATGTCATTGAGGGCGTATTGTGGTCTTTCAGCCTCTTGCATCTCCTGTTTCCGTTCGGCATTCTCAATGGTTCTCTGCTGCTCGAACTGCGCCACACGTGCCAAATTTGCCGCATCAGCCTGTTGCTGTATGGTTTCTTTTGCCAACGGGAAGATGTTCACGCCGTCCGAAACGTTAACTGTGCCGTCCCCATTATCCACAATACCGTCCTCGTTGGCTATAATCTGTACTTGCATCTGTGAACCATCCTGTCCGGTAATAGTATAGGCATCACCCGGATTGAATGTAACCTTACCGTCTATCTTATCAGCCGCTTCACGTGCGAACTGCTCCACAATGGCTTGTTCTGCCAATTCTTTTTGCTCGTTAGGGTCTTGCGATTCATCAAGAGACAATACTGCATCAGGTGATACTTGTTCAAGTGCGCCGGTTTCCGAATCGCGAATGATGATGCTGTTGTCCGAATCAGTTACGCTCACACCGCTACCATCGTCATATGGTACAAGCTTGCCACTGATTACATACACCTTCCGCTCATCCTGCTTCATCGTTGCCCCCTGTATCATGCCGGTATTACGGTTCACACGTGCATCTATCATTGAGTTGCTCTGCTCGATACGACCGTCTATATCATCACGTACACGTTGTATCATGCCGTTATACACCTGCTTGGCATTAATATAATCGATTACGGAAACCTTATCTTCATCATTCCATTGTTCGTTGCCATTCACAAACTCTAATGCGGCAATCGGATTTTCTTCAATCATTGCAAACATGCTCTCATCCACGAGGTCTGCAACCCTTGCACGCTGATACTCATACATGTTCTTTGCATCGTTCATCTCCTGCGAAGAAATGATATTATACCCGTCGAGATAACTGTCATTTGCTTGTTGTACACTTTCGTTTCGGTTGCCGCCACGTGATTGAGCCATAGAAGCAAGGTTAAATCCTCGCAAATTCAACGAGCGTTCCATATAATCCAGAACGGCAGCTTTCTCATTGATGGTAAAATCTTTATCACCGGCAATAAGTTCCGCAACTTCACCGATATTCTCATTGGTAGTAAGGTCAAGCGTCGCCTTTAATGGCTCCCATACCTCTTTGCCGAGTAATTCATTCACTTTTGCGTCCGCTTTATTTACACCATGCTTCATGGAAGTATAATTTGCAGCAGACAAAGTATGTTTTCCTGCGCCCATCAATCCCATAGAGAGTGCCATGCCTCCCCAAATGTCACCATGAAATTGGCCACTGGCAAACAAATTGGTACGTGTACCGTCCGGATTCTGTTGATAGGCATCATCAAGATTGAGCATGGTGCGCCACAGTTGTCCATAGTATTCTTCCGAAACCTCACCGACATAATCACTCATACCCATTTTGTTGAACATCTGATGAGTTTGTCCCATGATACCGTTCAACGCACTTGCGTCAGCCTTTGAAAGCACTGCACCGATACGTTTTGCACCTACAACATTGGCGAGTTTGCTCATATTCCCAAGAGTAAAGACCGGATCAAGATGTGCACCGAACATTTCCGAATAATTCTCAATGATGGCATTGGCTTCACTTTGCCAAATGGCATCCCCCCAAGTCTTGTCGTTGGAAAAATCATAGTTGCCGTTCTCATCAACAACCACATCACCCAGTTTACGGTCAATAATGTCAGCAGTAGTTTTCCCTGCCTGTACTGTATTGGCCATAAGTGGAGCGCGTACAAGCAAATCATCTGCAGTTGTACCGAGTGCTTTGATGGTCCAGTCGGTTGCATACCGTCCCAAACCTTTGGCTCCATTTTCTTTGATATAGGACTTGAAACCCTGCTGAGCCATTTTTTCAGCCGTTTCTTTGCTTATAACCTTTGTTGCAAGTCTGGTACTTCCTTTGGAGAAAGAGGACAATCCGTTAAATCCTCCACCTGTCAATACGAAATCCAGCATGAAGGACGGCATATAGCCTGTCATTACACCTGCTCTGTTCCAAAAATCTGCATTTCCGCTGTATCTTTCCTCTGCTTGTTGCTTCTCATGGATTGCGCCCATCATTGCATCATGCGCTTCACGTTCACCCTCTGTGGCATTTTCTTTTTTCAGTTCATCGGCATTCATCATCGTAAATGCGTCACGCATATCACCCATACCGAAATCCCACGTGCGCACATCACCCATAGTGCGACCGAAACCACGCCAAAAGCCTACATCTACACCGTTTTCACGGTCTTTCTGTTCTTCAAGGTTCTTAATCAGTTCCTCTGTTTCACGAATGGCTACGGATAACGCACGGTTTTCCTTGTCAGATTGTTGGCGGGGCGTATAAGTGGCAGCTCCCAGTATGGCAGCGAGAGGGGCTTTGTTGTTTTCTGTCTCTTCTGCCCATTCCTTGTGTACTTCTGATGCTCTTTCCTCTTGCTTGGCTTTCAACTCCTGCAACCGGAGGTTTGCCTTGCGCAACTGTCCGCCTATGGACATATCGGCAGCTTGGCGGTACTGAAAGCTTTCCATGTCAGCCAATGACTTGCTGTAATAACGATTTCCGGCAGGAGTGAGGAACGTTTTCTCCAACTTCCCACTTTCAGGATTGAATATCATCTTTCCCTCTTTGGTCTGCAAGCCGGGATTTATCCCATATTCCTGCATATTGTCTATGCGTTCGTTGAATGTTTGTGTATGGGATTTCACATCGTTCATAATACGGTCGGTTTCGGTCAACATCGCTACTTTCTCCTTTTCTGTAGGTCGCCATGTCTGTTCATTAGCAGGTGAAATGGGTTCTTCAACCGTTCCGGAAGCACTGTTTCCCGATTGTTGCGATGAGGTTCGTTCCTTTCCAAACCCTATATTGCTTTCAAATTCTTCAAACGGCTCCATATCATAACCATCTTTTACAAGAGCGTCGTAAGCCGCTTTACGTTTGGTTGAATCTAACAGGTTCTTGCGAAAATCTTCTTCGCTCTCCATGTCGTAACCATCAGAAACAAACGTATCATACAGTTTTTTTATCTTATCCTTTTCTTCAGGCATAGTATTTTATTTATGATGTTGGACTTTTCTTTTTATTATCGGCCGTTGGACTTTTTTTCTGTGGCTTAGAAGAATGTCCTTTACCGGGCTTTGTCGTTTCAGATGTCTTGACGGTTTTCCCTCTTCCACTTTTGACCTCGGTGGTCGAAGCCTGAGTTTCTTCGTTCCATGTTCCATTGTCTATGGCGTTCTGACGCATGGCTTCATACGAGTGTGCAAAATGCTTGTTACCATCGCTGTCATACCACGGATATTCTCCGGCCTTTCCACTGCCACCACCTCGGTTGTAATATTCTGCTCTGGCATTGGATGCGGAAGCGGAAGCCTTTGAAGCACCAGCTTTAGCCTTTTCGGTTTCAAGCCTTGCCTTTTCAAGTTCTTCTGCATATTTTGCTTCAATTCCTTTGCGTTTGGCTTCAGCTTCGGATGCGGATATTTTATTGCCTTGCAGTTGGAGATTCAATTCAAACATCTGCCTGTCGCGTTCCTCTTTGGCATCGTTCCGTATGCGGTTATAATCGTCAAGACCAAGCTGCCTTTGCCACTTACGTTCACGGTCATCCCTTTCTTCATCAGCGATTCTTGCCCTCATCAGCCCCTCATAATATTCTTTCTCCTTGCCTTCACGTTCTTTCATCAGCTTGTCATATCTCACTTTGGTACGTTCTGACATGGTATTCTTACCGGTATACATATTTGGAGCGTACTGCGTGGTGAAGAACAAGTTCGAGAGTGCCGATATACCATCACCAATGGCTGCGAATATCTGTTCACGTTTCTGCTTCTTCTTTTCTTTAGCAAGTTCCTCGTCCGTTGGCGGTTTATAGGGATTGAGTTTTTTGTACAATTCAGCGTATGAGAGACTGCCACCGTTCACATCGGCTTGTTTGGCCGGAGGTGCAGCGACCGTTTCAGATTGGGAGCCGGTAACGGCAGGAGCCGCAGCTGCTTGTTGTTCCGTCCATTTCTGTGTACCCTTTGCCGGGGATGATACGGAAGGAGCGTCTTGCTGCTGTTCGTGCCATTCCTTAGAGCCTTTGGGCGGAGGCGTACCACCTCCGTTTCCTAAAATATCATCCATTGTTGCCATATTGAAATAGTTTAGAAAGGCATTTGACTTACCGCGTTAGTTACTCCTTGTACAGCTCCCGATATGGCATTGGCCTTGCCTTGCTCAATGGCGTTAAGCTGTTCCACTAAAGCATTGTCGTTTTGCATATAAGTGGCTTCGATATTGTCCTTACGTGCTTCTGCATCAGCGGCAATCTGTGATGTTGCATCGGCAAGAGCCTTGTTGTTCGCTTCTTTGGCCGCTGCCACACTTTCATCAGTACCGCCCATGACGGCTGCACTACCGGCAGCGGCTTTGTTACGTTGTTTTATACTCTCTTCAGTTTGCGTAAGGATGCGTTGTGCATCAGCCCGCTGAGTGGCATCCTCGTTGTACCGCCTGTCGTACCAGTCCTGATTCTTTTGCCGTTGAGCCTCAACATTACGTTTTGCTTTCTTCATGGCCTTGGATGCCTTGATCCCACCGAAAATGCTGCCTGCAGCACCTATGGCACTTCCTATTAAACCCATAAGACTTTATTTGATTATTAAAAGTTATACCTTGCGTGCGAAAGTAAGCCGTTATCTTCGCATCATCATTTTATCTTTTTACATACAAATCATTATGGCAATAGGAAAAAAGACTGGAGGGCGGCAAAAAGGTACGCCCAACAAAATAACGGCACTGGCAAAAGGGATGATTGAGAAATGGCTTGAAGCGCACAACACTATACCCGAAGGAGATGTGACGCCACTAATAATGCAGGACTTCATGGAACTTGACCCCAAAGACAGGGTGAAAGTGTCGACAGAGTTCATTAAAATCATCATGCCTAAGAATATCAGCATAGACGATGGCGAGGTCAAACTCACCATTGAGGACAAGCTTGTCAAACTTGCCGGAGAAGAAGACGAGGAAGAATAATCTATTACCCTCTACTTTAGATTGTCTTCATGTCAAGGGAACCCCAACCCGAAAAGGGGACGATTTTACTGATTTGCTTTGAAGCGATGTTCGAGAGAATGTCGCTTTTTTCATGTCCGGACCGTAAAATTTCTTCGGAAGAAAAGGGCATTTCTTCCGAAGAAATAGCAATAAATGTACAATTATACCCCATTTCTTCGGATTTCTTCGGAAGATATTGCCTTAATTGTACAGAAAAGGGGTATTTCTTCGGAAAAAACACGCATAAATGTACATTCTTGTACAGATTGAATTTTTTATGCGAAAATCAGCTCAAAAGCACCTCAAAAATCTTCTGAAATGGCTGAAATGAGCTATTTTTTGACATAATTTCAGAAGATATTACATTTATTTCTTCGGAAGAAATAACCATAAATGTACAGAAAAGGGGTATTTCTTCGGAGGAAACAGCCATAAATGTACATTTCTTCGGAAGAAAAGGGTATTTCTTCGGAAGAAATAGCAATAAATGTACAATTATATCCCATTTCTTCGGAAGATATACCATAAAATAAATATATATATCTACTACTACATCTACCGCGCGTGCGTGCGCACGTGAAGAAATTTTCGATTTTAGGGCAAGAATAAAAATTGAATAAAAAAGAAAGCCTACAAAGAAAAATACCTTGCAGGCTTATATCATTTCGTGAAGTCACAAAAAAAATCAGAATCCTTTCCCTTTCTGCCGTTGGTACACCACCGTCTGGTCTTTGTCGAGGTTGACGATTTTGAACATCACCATTGAACGGTTCGGAATATCATCCGGCAGCATAGTTACGAGCCGGGCAATCACCTCGTCCACATTGTTGAAGCCTACATCGGTCAGTTCCGCCACCTTTTGCCCGTTGTGGTATGCAGCCGCATTCACCATATAGCGGTATGACAAGCGGAAATGCACATCCTCCTGTTTCTGCTCACGTACAGAAGCCTTACCGGAGAAGAAAATGAAATCAATTACTTTCTCGTTCAGTTCCCAAGCAGGGGAGAAGTCAATCTTGATATACCCTCGTGTTACGTTGTGTCCATTGCTATGGTTCATGCCAAACGCCACTTCCGAGATAGAGGCACGTACATCATTCTGAGCTACTGTTCCCCATGTATGCCGGAACGTGTAAGCCGAATACCACTCTTCCTTTGGCATTCCCATAGCCTTGCATAATTGCCTTATCCCACTGTTGACATTGGCGCAAAAACTGTCCGATGTAGTCATGCGCTGATAGAAATTGAACAAACGCTCATCATCTTTTGCCGTGTTCATGTACTTTTCAAATAGCGGCTGGATGATTGCTGGCACCCGCATTTCCATATACGCACCATCCGCACGGAACTTCTTCGTTTTGGCCCGTTGGTAGTGGATAATTCCGTTCCGGTAATCCTGCTTTCTTAGATTGTACAGATCAATCGTGTTGATTCCTGCAAGGCAAAGCACCATCATAGCAACATCACGCCCGAACTCCGTCTGTGGATATTTCATCTTACTTTCCGGCAGAGGGAATGAAAAGAACTCCCGACATGCTTCGGGGGTAATGGCAAGCTTCTCCGCACGATCAGCCGTTGGTATTTCCACTTTCACCCATGGGTTGACTTTGATACGGATTATACCGTTATCGTAATCGTTGTACTCCAACATGGCGGCTTTAAATACCTGACGCATACAGATTGGATACATTTCCTTTGCCCTATGCGTCTGTTCAAGCGACTTTATCCATTTGTTCACCTGCGTAGAGGTCAACTGAGCGAACATCACTTGGTTGGTTCCGATGAACCGTTCCAGATGTTGTAGGGCAAGCTTGTAGTTCTTGGCATTCCTTTCCTGCCCACGGTCAATCATTCTGTCGATATGCACTCTCGCATAATCCGAAAAACAAATATCGTCATTGCCGTTCGTAAGAAAATCCACCACTTCCTTGACCGTCCAATGTTCAATGTCTTTTTTGTTGAGCCGCTCGTTATATTCCACTATCCGCCCGGCACAATACTGAAGCACGTAGGGGTCTTCGATTTCTTTCGCTCTGGAAAGTTCTTTCTTCGTGACCATCTTGTCGGTCTTCATGAATTGTGTCCCCCTATGGTGGGTAACTCTGATATAAACCGGATAAAATCCGTCCTTGCGTTCTTTTTGAACACACGCTTTAAATGTTGCCATATCGTTCTATGTCTTTATTATGTTATTATTTAAATTTATTCCAAACAGCTTCCAATGTCTTAACTTTCTGTAATATCATCAATTACGGCTCTAAACACGCTCTAAACACCCAACGAAAAGCACAACAACATTCTCTAAACATTTGCGTTTATTACGCTCATTTTCCGTGCGGAATGAACGTACCTTTTAAAAATACAATAGGCGGTAAGCCTTTGTAAATGAAAAGCATACCGCCTATTTTATTGAGTATCAGCTATATCGTGCTATTCCTCGATTGCCGCCTGCGCCGCGGCCAGTCTGGCAATAGGCACGCGGAACGGAGAACAAGACACATAGTTCAAACCAA